TCCCGCAACAGCAAGAACTCCTAAAGGAATAGGCATTATGCAGTTATCTTTCCAACTACTCGGTAGGTGTTAGCTGCAACCTTTTGAACAGTTGCGGCATTGTATTGCTGGTCAATCTTGAAGGTCACGCTTGTCCCGGCGGTCCCGGCACCTGCCCATGAGGTCACGCCCGAACCTGCGGCGATCACAACAGTTCCAGCGGCATCTCTCCAAATGTCAACCCTGTCACCGATTGAGAAAACATCAGAAACTGTGATTGTCGCAGCAGCGGTAGCCAATGAGTAAAGAGTGTCATTGGCATCGGTAGCGGCGATTGTGTAGGCCGTTGCGGTTGCGGCGATTGTGTTGACCGCAGGGGTGGTGTTGACAGGCCACACCTGCTCCCAGTATGTAGTAAAGACCTCAATCTTATTGGTGTCAGTTAGGTAGGACACCATGCCTTCGGTCGCTGTGCCGATGGCTGAGCCTCTTGCGGCTGACCCTGCGAAGACCATGACTGCTTGGTCTTGTAGATAGTCCTGAACATTCGCAGCGGTTAGAACCTCACCTGCGGTAAATACTTTACGGCCTAAACCTGCCATGTTTCTCCTATTAGAAGGCTAATGCGTTGCCTGCGTCTAGCTTACCAAACTCAGCGTCATCCAAGACCAAGAGGGCAAAGTCAAGCGTCGAGAAGCCTAGAGACATTATGTGGTTGTCTAGGTCAATCGAGTTGTCAATGCGGATGATTTCAGCGTATTTAGAGATAGCCGGGGCAATGCCATTAGGGGTGAATTTGATTTCGACAACATCGCCGATTTCTAAGCCAAGCAGGTCGCTCTGCTCCTGATCAGTTAGCTCATCAAGCAACACCTCAACCGACTCAAAGCGGTATTCAGGCTGTGAGTATTTGTTTGCGTAGAACTCGGCTAGCTCATCAACATCGCCGTTAGCGTTGATTAGAAGCCCGGTTCGGGTCAAGTTGAAGATTCCGTAAGTGTCAATTGACTCAAGGTCTAGGGTTGTGACTTCATAGGAACTTATCTCCGAGCTGACAACAATCTCATTCGCTAGAAGTTCTGATCCGTATTGCACCCTAAGGGACTGATACTTGATACCAGTTCCGTCATCGGCTAGGGTCACGCCTTGAGAAGTTGGAGCGGCGATGCGGTCTCGGAAGATTACATTTCCTGACTTACCGATAAAGAATGCTCCGGGTTCGCTTCGCTCGACTAAGCGCAGATAGGTAAGGGCATTTGTGTTGTCAGCGATAGTGTCTGCACCGAGTGTCATTAGCCCTGTGTCAACATCTCGAAGAGTAGAAGGCCAGTTGATTTCAGGCAGGTCAAGGATTGCGTTTATTCTTTCCCCTGACTTCTGGACTGAGTTTGTTCTTGTGGCAATGGTCTGAGTTGCAAAGGAAGATGTTGCATCCGAGCAAGCTGCCGAAGCCGTTGAGTCTCCGTTTGGCGCATAGGTCAGATTCCAGTCATCGACCAGGCCGGCGAACTGAACAATCCCACCTGATGAGATTCTGACTTGACGCTTAGGCACTATCTGCCCTGCGTATGGGGAGAGTGCATACTCAGGGTCAAAGGTTCGGTCGTTGTTGTTGAAGACTATGTTTGCCAACCCTGAGTCGAACTGGTCAAGCTGGCGGTTCTTGCCTCGCTGGATTGCAACCGACTGAACAAGGCTCGTCACATCGAAGAACAGAACACCTGCCAAAAGGTATTCGGTGTTGTTTAGCTTGCCCTTTATCGGATCGTCAAGGATGAAGTAAGGGCCAAGACCTGACGAGAGAATGTCAAATCCAAGCTCTACCTTCTGGACTGGCTGGCTCAATTTGTCGGACTCACTAGAACTTGACCACCAGCGGAGACATACTTGGTGATGGTGTTACCCAAAGTCTTACCAACCATTGCCAAAGACTGCGTTGAGTCGGTCTTGACATTTATGTTGATTGTTGTTCCAACTGCACCTGTGCCGAGCGTCTGAATTAGTCCTAGCTGTGAACGGAACTGATTTCTGAGATTAACTGCGCTCATGGCTTCTGCGGTTCTGCCTGCAATGGCCGACTCGTTTGCAAACTCATTGGCTGCGTTAATTCTTTCTTGCAGGTAGTTGATAACTCTTGTCACATCATTCATTGAGTCAATGAAGATTCCTGTGGCATTTGTTACCGCCGATGCCGCCATGCTGATACCAGTCATTCCGCCTGTAACTGCACCGCCAGTAGCTCCCGGAGTGGTAACAGCATCAACACGAGCCTTTGCGTCAGTTTCGACCTTGCCAAGCTTCTTCATAAAGTCATCAACGACTTTGCCAAGCCCTCCTAGATCGCCCTTCATAGATTCGATATTCTCTTGGAAGGCCTCTCGGATTTTGTCAACCGCCGAGATGAGCGTTAGGTTAGCGTCTAGAACTTCCTGATTGTATTGGTCTTGTAATTGCTTAGAAACCTCAAGAAACTCTTGTTGGGTGTCTTTGTATAGTTTATTTAGTTCCCTTGTAGCAAGTCCGGCCTTATCATAAATTTCCTTGGCAAGACCATCCATCCCAGTTTCTGCCTGCTGGTTTATGTCATTGAACAACTCTTGAACTCGCCGAATAGTTTCTGGAGAAGAATCAAGCAACGCATCTGCTAGAGCGTCACCACCTTCTGATCCAGCAGCAAGAATTTGCTCAATAAATACCTGTGAAAAACCTGCCTCAAACAGCTTTGCACTTTGAGTCAAAATTCTGCGGTTGAATGCAAGTCTTTCCTCAAGTGTTTTTATGTATGCAGTTACTGGATCAGTTCCAACAAACACATCTGTAAATATTTTGTTTGCTTTTTTTGCTTCTTCTTGAGCTTGATAGAACGCCTCTAGTCGCTTTGACTCTGCTTGATTGAATGCTGATAAAAAGTCACTTACGCTGATAGATGCAGCGTCACGAAAAACACTTCTTAGTCTGTTTTGTGATTGCTCAACTATGTCTGCGAGCTTGTCACCAAATTCTCTTTCGGTTTTAGCAACAGCATCGGCGTATTTCTTCTGAGCATTTGCAATAGTCTTGTTGTATTGGTCTTGTGCCTGTGCCAAAGATTTTTGAGATTGCTTGATAAAGGCCTGCACCTTTTCAAATGCAGTCTTGCCCCCGCCACCTCCGCCGCCACCGCCACCAAGGTCGTTGAGGAGGTTAGTAAACCTGTTGTCGCTACTAATCGAGCCTGCAGCGGCGGCAGCCCTATCTTGTGCGTCATAGATGTCTTTGACGAACTTGTTGTATCTATCTAGGAATGTTGCCTGAGCCTTATATGCGCCAACAAAGTCACCCGATAGGAACTTGCCAATGATGTTCCCAACATCGCCGATAACATAAGCAATCTGCGCCAGACCAACAGCAGCGGCGTCAATCAGGTTGATGAAGAATGTGAGTGCTGTGCTGCCTGTGAGCTTGCGGAAAAGGTTGTCAATTTGTCTGACGGCCTCGCCGACACCAACACCCATCTTGGTAAAGGCTGTTTGAAAGTCTGCGCTTGCAAAGTAGTCTGCAATCTCATTTAGATAGGGCAGGAAGATTTGACCAATTTGTTCTTGAAGTTCGCCAAAGATAATCGTCAGTCTTTGGAACGGATCATTGCGAGCAGCGGTCTCAGCAGCCCCGGCAAACTGCTCCTCAAGCATTCCGAAGACATCTGCGCCTTCTTGTGCCTTGATTCCTAGTCGGCTTAGTGCGCCTTCGTTTCCTTGATAAGCCTTAGTAAGTGCAAGCGTGACTGTGTTGAGGTTTCGACCAGTTGCAGCTGAAACATCAAGCGCAATCTGCATGAGTCTTTGAGCCTGACCGACATCGCCGGTTGCTCGGACTAGCTGACCGAAAGCAGGTCTAAGGACATCATCGGCAACAGCAGCAGAAAGCTGCATCTGCTTGATTGACTCCTCAACAGAGGCAATCATCTCCTCATTAGCACCGACTGTGTTTCTAAGCTGTTCGGCTAGGAGTGCTGCGCTCTTTGCGTCTTCGGCAGCGGCCTTTGTGAACTCGACCAATGCACCAACAGAAAATGCTCCGGCAATCAAGCCACCGATTTTGCCAATGGTTTTGCCGATGTTGTCAAATGCGCCTTCTGCACCTTTTAGGCCTTTGTCATCGAAGACGGATTTGAGGACTACATTTACTGCCATTAGCTGAACTTCCTGTTTGCAATGCGATAATAATCACTAATAATGTTGTCAATTCTTTTCTCAAATTGAGGCAGATCTTTCTCAACTGAGGGCCATGCAATTCGAGAAGCTCCACGCTTGACAATGCCAGCGGCATTGTTGAGGTTCTGAATAAATAGCTTTCCGGCTTCCGGTGGAGTTCTTCGAGCATAGGCAATCAAATCGCCAGAGGCCGTTCTTCTAACGACTGGGGTTGTTCCACTTCTTCTTTTACCCTGTCCGACATACCTGCCCGACCTACCAGCCATGTCAAGGATGTTGACGGCAGCGGAGTTTAGGCGAACCGACACAAGCGAAGCGTTGAGGCTTCTTCCGCCTGCTCTGAGTTTTGACCTGATGGTAGTCGAGTCAATGGCTTTGCCTTCTCCCCAAGCCGTAGCTCCGACATGGCTAGTCATTCCAGACAGGGGTCTTACAGCTCTAATTGCACTTTTGATAGGCTTTGCCGCTTCCCGACCAACAGCCTTGATGTCTTTGACGAATTGCTTTCTCAAATCAGGCTCTACATCATTGAGGTTGCGCTTTAGTTTCTTTATGTCTTGAGCAGTTATCTCAAAGAACGCTTTTATCATGGCACACCTCTGGTCAATTCTACCTAATAGAAAACCGACCCCGAAGGGTCGGTCTCTACTTCTTCGACATTTCTTGCGCTCGCCAGACTAGGTATCTGCCCATTGTCCATAACATCCGCTCATCAAGTTCTAATAATTCTCTGGGACTTATCCTGAACTCATAAGCAATGTTAACTAAATACCAATGAGCTGAGCTATCCCCTAGCCCTTCGATGCTTTTGGGTCAACCGCTCCGATCGAAGCGACAGTCTCCACCCAAGTATCAAACTCGGCTGTGACTGCCTTTTCTCTTTTGAGGGCAACCCAAGCAAGCCAGAGCAGGTGAGTAACTTTCATCTCCTGCCCTAGCTTGGCAACGCTAATCGAGTATTCGGATTCAAACTTCACCATGTCAGCCATGATGATTTTGACATCCTTTTGAGTTCCATCAAGAAACTCAACCTCAAGTTGCATCCGCATTTGGTTTCCTTTCTTATTTAGTTATCTAGGCTGATGTGCCTCTAGTGACTGCACCGGTGATGGTCCAAGTCAGGTTCTGAACTGCTAGGTCTCCAACAGCACCCGAAACAGGAGCAACATTGTCAACTAGGACTGTGAACTCATATTTAGGTGCGTTTGTTCCAGCTGGAGTTCCAGCAGGAAAGACGGCTACTGTTGCAACTGTGTTGAACAAGTTGTAAAGAATGCCGTCTAGTGCGGTGCTTGCGTAGTCGTTGTGCATTGAAAGAGTAACGGAACCGGATTTTAAGCCGCCCTTATATTCTCGCCAGCCCGACGATCCAAAGCTGGTCGTCTCGATCGCATCGGAAGTTGTGGTTAGTTCAACAGAGTTTACATTCTGCGAGATTGCAGTTCCGTTGAGCTGGACAACAACATCCGTCAGGATTTGCTTTGCCATTTATTTATCTCCTAATTAGTTAGCTAACACACGAACATTGAACTCGGCTGCCAGATAAGTAACATCTGAAATCAGCACTGATCCGTAGTTCGTCATTTCGGTCACTATGCAGTCAAAGGCCTTTCCGCCTAGTG